CGCCCCCCGTCGTGGGCGCGCCAGCACGACGCGTAGCGGGCGTGCTGGCCGTGCTTGCAGGTGCACGTGAACCTCGGGTACCCGTGGTCCGACTTCAGGACCACATGGTGGAACCGCTTGCCGTCGCTGCCCTTGACCTCCCCGGTGTTCCTTGCCGAGTAGGACCTAACCCACCAGACCCGAGGGTTCACCTCATCCTGGTAAACGGCTCCGGTACGCCACGTCTCTCGGGCCGACTTCAGCTGAGCCGGGGTCATCTTCTCCCACTCCAGCTGTCGCACGAAGTCGAACTCGGTAGCGGTCAGCCTAGCCCTCGCCACTGAGATCACCTCCGGCCCCGACGACGGGGTACATGCTCGACAGGGTCGAGCCGGTCAGTGCCTCGCGCACCGCCCACTCCGCCTCATCGTCGTCCAGGACGGTGCAGGCGGCGCCTCCGGCGGCGCGAACGCGGCGAATCTGTCGGACCTGCTCGACCGATGTGCGGGCCAGGGCGTGGGCGCGGGACTCTCCTGGCTTCTGGTGCTTGACCTCCAGGAAGATCAGGCGTCCCTCAATGCACACGAGCAGGTCGGGGATGCCGGCCTCCATGTAGACCGAGCCGTGCATCTTCCAGGTGACCGAGTTCGGCCAGACCTGCGATATGCGGCGCCGGATGGCGTCCACTACGCCGCTCTCCTTGCTAGCCATGTCACTCCTTTCTGTCTAAGGGGATGGCCCCGCTACGGCGGGGCCATCCCAGTATGTGGACTCAGAGGTCCAGGTCGTCGATGTCCAGGGCGTCCACGTCGAGCTCGACGGAGTCCTCCTCGGCCGGGGCGGGCTTGGCCGGCTCGACCACGGAGGCGGGCTCGTCGATCTCGTCCTCCATCGGGTCTGCCTCGGGCTCGGCCTTGGCAGGCTTCGTGGCCCGGAGATACTCGCGCACCTCGGACCTAACTCGGCCGTTGTAGGGCTCGCCGTCCTCCACGACGATGTCCACCGGGCGGCCGATCAGGCTCCTCGGGTTCAGGGCGATCTTCTTCTTGGCGATCTTGACCCCAAGGGCCTGGAGGAAGGCGGCGGAGCGGAACATCGCCTTCTCCGTCTGAGGGAGGCGGTCGATAATCTGCTGGCCGGCGTGCGGGCCCTCAGCGATCTCCAGGTAGACGACGAACATAGCGTTGCCGGCCTTGGAGGTCGTCTCCTCGAAGTCGGAGACCTCGGCGTGGTAGGTCCCGGGGGCGACGTGGGCGGTGGAGGTGTCCTTGTAGTTGGTGAAGTCGAAGGTCAGGGCCATGGTGATTTCTCCTGTGAGGTTGGGTTACTGGGTGATCAGTTGTCGGACTTGGCCGACTTGTCGGCGGCGGGCTTACGCTCCGGGACTCCGCCCACTCCGAGGAAGCGGGAGAGCTTCTCCAGAGTCACGGGGTGGTCTCGTCCTAGTACGGACGGGACCTTCCCGCGAAGGTTGTAGGGGATACGGGCCTTGGTCCCGTACTCCGGGTCCGTGCCGAAGCGGACGATGTGCTTCAGCGAGGGGCCGTCGTCGCGGCCGGTGCTGTCGAGGTCCTCCTCGACGTCGGCGTAGATGATGTAGTTCGGTGTGGCGCGGATGATCGACTGAGCCCCGCGCTGGACGTCCGGGGATCGGCGAACGCCGCCGTTGATCTCGTCCTCGACCATCTTGACCTGGGCCGTCATGACGACGTGCATCGGCTCCTTGCGGTTGCCGTCGGCCAGGCCGTACCAGAACACGGCCGTGTCGGTCATGATGTCGAGGGCCTGGCCCCAGGTGCGCTGATCGGCGGGGGCGGTGCCCTGCTTGATCTCGCGCACTGCGGTCTCCGAGAAGCCGGTGAGGTAGCGCATAGTCATCTTCTGGAGGGCGGTGAGGCTGTCGATGACGATGGCCTTGTATCCATGCCCTCCCTTGTCCAGGCTCCAGAAGATGTCGTCCAGGGCTGTGACGCTCTCCGGGCGAACCACGTCGATGTTCTTGGCGTAGGGGGCGTTCTTGAAGGACTGGGTCCCCTTCTCGCCCGGAAGATCGATGAACAGTGTCTTGCCCATCGTGGCGACCGTGGAGGCGAGAGAACTCTTGCCAGAGCCGGGTGCTCCGAGGATCAGCCACCGGCCGTAATCGGCCGCCTCCTCCTCAACGTCAACAATGTTGACGCCTGCGAAGCTTGTCATTGAATTTCCTTTCGCTGTGGTGGCGATGGCTTAACTGTAGGTGTATGCCGGCGGTCATTGCAAGCCCGTTGGTCTATCTTCCGCTGTGAGACGGGTCACGGTAGCGCAGGCCGTACTCCTCCGGCGAGTACTCCCCGCCCGGCCCGCCGACCATCTGCGCACGGCAGAGGTCAGCGAACTCGCAGAACTGGCAGGCCGCCTT